AAGGCGAGACGTCCGTCCGGAAGCTCGACGCCCCGTTCATCTCCTCCGGCGCGTCGCCTTTTCCCGGCAGTTCCTCCGGAGCCCCGGCGAGCGCCGCCATCATGATGACCTTCGCCAGCGCCGTGTGGGAAATCCACCAGTTCTTCTCATCAACATAGCGCCGCACAAGCCGGAGCGCCGCCAGCGGCTCCATGCCGCCGCCGATGAGACCAAGCCGCACCGTCTCGCGCACATCCCCGACGCGCCATTCGCCGGAGATAAACCGTTGCATCAGGACAAACGGCCCCACGCCCGTTTTTTCCTGCAGTTCCTCCAGCTCACCCATGGCCAGGCGGAAACGGTGCGGCCCGTCGCCGAAATCAGTCTCGACGACGCCGTTACGGTTCTCATCAGTCACCATCATCCCCTTCGACCCATGTGACAGCGCCGTCGCTCTGCATGCTTACCTGAATGGTGGCGCGCTCGCCCTGCGTCGCCCCGATCTCAAGGCTTTCAAGATGGAAGGCTCCCAGCCAGTGGCCGATCATCACGCCGGCCCGCCAGACCTCGACACGGGCATTGCCGGAGGCGTCACTGGCGAAACGCTCCTGCCAGACGGCCAGCGCCGTGATGTCGAGAACGCCCTGCCCGCCGATTTCAGCGGACTTTGAGGTGACGTCCCGCTCCGTCCACGGCGCGGCGTCTTCGTCCGTGCAATCGGGAACATTGGTGCTGCCCAGTTCCTTGGAGAGGGTCAGCGACCGCTCCGTAAAGCCGCACGGGGCGGCAAACACTTCCGGTTCCTCGTCATCGCCCAACAGGACGCGCAGCCCCGAAAAGCGCACAGTCTTCGCCTGCGCCATGATCTGACTCCTTATATATATGTGCCTGTGAAGGAGGCCGGCGCGCCGGCCGGGCTACGTCGCGTCAGCAAGCGTGCTGAAGGTGATGACCGCGCGCGTCGTCTCGCCGTCATCCGGCGGCAGATAGCGCGTGGAATTGTGCTGGATCTGGAGCCCGTCGTGACCGGCGATCACCGGCTCCAGGCCATCGAGCGCCGCGACGACGGCAGCGGCGATGCGGGCCGCCGGCATACGGCCGGGACCGCGCGCCACCGCCTGCACGTCAAAGAAGACTTCCGCGCCGTCGAGGCAGTCGGCGCGATCGGCCAGAACCTGCCAGCCGGTGAGCCACAGATATGGCGGCTTCGTCCCCTGCGGCACGCGATCGTAAATCTGGGCGCTGACAAGCGGGGCGAGCGGCGCGGCCAGCGCCTGACGCACCGCCTCCTGAATTTCCGGCGACGGATCGCTCATTTTTTCGCGCCCGCGCGCACCGCCTTGCCCATCGCCCGGCTGATGCGGGTTTTGACCCGGCGACGGACGGCGCGGTAACCGGGGTAGAAGAAAGGCTCGGCCTTTGCGCCAGGGTGTTTGGCCCCGCTGAACTTCCCGCCGGCCACGTGCGGGGCCGCCCCGAACTCGACCAGATGGGCGTAGCGCACCAGATCGTTTCCGGCAGTGACGGTCGCCGTCAAATCCGGATCGCCGCGATCGCTGGCGGACGCTGATTTGAGGCTGGCGTAACGCGGCAGCGCGCCGCCATACGTCGCCGTGATCGAGGCGCGCAGATCGCCGGTGCGAACCGGGGCGAGGCGCTTTTGCATCGCCACGACCTCTTCCGCCCCCTGCCGGATGGCCGGCTTCACCGCGGCGCGGACATTATCCGGCATCGCCGCCATCTTGCGCAGCAGTTCCTTGCGTCTGCTGATTTTCGCCATGTCCCGCATCCCTTCCCGGCCGCTGCGCCGGCGTGGCCCGGCCCGCTGCGCACGCCGCCCGGGCGCACGGCGTGGTGACCAGATGAGTGGAGCCAGCCCTGTAGGCGCGCAGCCAGCGCCCGTTCAGTTCCGGCGGCCGCCAGTCAAAATCTGCGATGAACGTGACCCACGGCATTACGAATCCCCCTCGACCAGCAGGAATTCGATTTCGCGGCCGTCGATCGTCGGCGTGACCGAATGGACGCCGAAGGTGCGCCCCCGGTACGGCCCGGCGACGAACACCACGCGATGGTCAGGCCGGATGGCCATGGTTATGCTGAACGCCAGCACGGTGAGCACGCCCTGCGCCGTACTTTCGAGCGCGCCGGCGACAATCTGCTCCCGCCCGAACTTTGGCCGCCATCCGGCCCAGACGGTGACCACCGCAGTCCAGACCTCCGGGATGATATTGCCGGAGCCGTCATCGGCCCCGGGCAGCCGGACCTCAAACCGGACACGGTGCCGGTAACGCACGCCAGCCGCCTGCATCACGACACCCGAAAACGCCGGAACGGCGCGACAAGGCGATCGACCGTGACCGACATGGGAACCGCGGACGCCACGCCCAGCGCCGCCGTCTCCGTGAAGCGGTACTGGTCGCCAACCATCATCAGGATGGCGGCGCGCAGCGGGGCCGGCACATCGGCGGGATCGCCATAGCCCGCCTCATAGGTAATGGTGACGGCGTCCGGCGCACGCTCCAGCGCCGGCAGATCGGCCGTCATGCTGATGAGCAACACCGGATCGCCCGTTTCGGCGAGAACCCGATAGGCCGTTTCCGGCAGGGTCACCTGATCCCCAGCCGCCGTGCGGCAGGAAACGGAAGCGACGGACAGGACCGGCGCAAGCGCCAGCGGGACGCAGCGCCCCGCCGGCCAGAACGCGACATGTTCGCGCCACGTCTGCCGCACCAGGGCGCGGCCAAGGATGCCGGCATAGCCATCCAGATGCGCCGTCGCCGCGTCGATGGCCAGGGTGATCCGGTCATCGTGCTCATCGTGGTCGACAGCCAGATGCTGTTTGGCGGCGGCCAGGGTGACCGGCGTCACGGCCGGGGCCGTGACGCGCCAGGGCGGCAGGCGCAGCATGGCGGATCAGTCGCCTTCAGTCCCGGACCCCTCATCGGGGTCAGGATCAGCCCCGGAGGCGCTGAACGCGCCGGAGACGAACGCCTCCGGCCGGTAAACCGCCAGCGCAATCCGTTCCTCCGCCAGGATGGTCACGAGGTTTTTCGTGAAGTCGTCATTCTCATAACCGACCTCAACGCGGCCCGCCCAGCGGTCGAACAGCTGCGCGCCCATCTGGAACGCGCCGGTGAGGAACGTGCCAACGGTGATCGCCTGCGTCGACACGACCGGCAGCCCCCACAGCGACGGCTGCGCCGTGCCCTGCGGATTGCCGATGATGTAGCGGCCAAGCTCATCCTTGGTCAGCTCGATCCCGGTCCAGTCGATCGGGTTCATGACGTGGCCCGTCGCCGGATATTCGGCCAGCGCCGCCTGCAACATGGCGAGGCGGATCATGTCGATCCGGGTGGCGTCGGCGAGCGTGATGGCCGGCGCATATGTCGACGCCTGCGGGACGATGCCCATCAGGTTTTGGCCGGTTCCGTCGCCATACAGGATCTGCTGTTCCTCTTTCATGGCCAGGCCATACAGCAGGCGCTGGTCAATGATGGACTGCAGCTGCGGCACGTCAGACAGGATCTGCCGCGACGCCTTCATCCAGTGGGCCACGACCCGGGCGCCGGTCGACACCAGCCCGAGCTGGATATCGGACGACGGCTTGGCCGCCCCCTCCGCCACCATGCCGGCGTTATTGGTGAAGCCGGTCTCCTGGACATATTCGATGGTCGATCCGCTCATCTGGCCAGGGGAAATCAGACCCCGGATGGTCATCCGGCGCTGCGGCAGCGGCTGGATTCCAGGAAGGCGCGTCGGCGCGACCGCTGCGCCAATCGAACCGGGCGCGTCCGTCGTGGCCGACGTGAGGGTCGCCTTGATCTGGATGTCCGCGCCGCCATGGGACTTGGCGAAGCTGGCGTCGGAGAACGCCTTGAAGCTTTCGCCGCTCACCAGCTGTTCGCCGATCGACCGCTGCGGATCGCCAGCGCCGGGCTGCGCGCCCTTCGCCACGATCTGCTCCAGATCGGTGAGCTGTTTGGTGAGGCCGTTCATTTTGGTCAGCGCCTCGTCGGCCGTCGCCTTGGCGGCGGTGGACAGCTTCTCACCGCCGGCGACCTTGCCAAGCGCGTCTTCGGCGATGGCCTTCACGGCGTCGAAGGCCTTCTGATGGTCAGCCTTGATCTCGGCGGCCATCTCAGCCGCCGTTTTGGTTTCGGTGCTCATGGAAAACTCCGGGGATTGGGGGATTGTCAGCTGCGCATGGCCTGCAGGAAGGCCAGCGCGTCATCCGCCTTTGCCTCGGGCTCCCCCCGAAGGTGCGGCGTCGCCTTGACGGCGATGGCCGCCGCAAGGCTTTTCGAGAACCCTGCCTCCCGCAGGAAGCCCTCAAATTCGCGGACGGTCGGCATGCGGCCGCCGTCGAGAATGGATTTGACGCTGGTCACCTTCGCCCGCGTGTTCATGGGCATGGTGACCAGGGAAATTTCGCGCAGGTCGACCTTTTTCAGCCGCCGGACGCCGGGGCGGCGCTCATCCATGGCCGCGCCGCCAGCCGGAATGGCAAAGCCGATCGACAGGCCGCCAAGCGCCTTCGCCTTCAGCAGCCGGTGGGCGCGGCGGGCGAGCGGGTCATCCTCGACCAGCAACTGCCCGCGCACGAACAGGCCGCGCGCATCCTCGGCGATATCCTCCCAGACGCCGATCGGCTCGCGCTGGTCGTGCTGCCAGAGCATGGGGATGGCGCGGCCGGAGGCGCGCGCCTTCACCACGGATTCGACGAACGCGCCGGGCTCGACGACATCGCCGCCCTGGTCGACATCACCGAAGGTCGAGGCGTAACCCTCAAAAACGCCCGCCTCGCCGGCGGCCTTGACCTCCAGCGCAAAGCAATGGGTTGTCAGCATGGTCATTCCTCCAGCGGCGGCCCGCCGTCGTGGCCAATGCCGTTTGCCTGTGTGATCGGGATGTTCTGCGCCTGCATGCGGGGCACGTCGCCGCCAGCGACCGGCGGCAGGTTCTCCAGCGCCCGCACCTCATTGATGGTCATGACCCCGCATTGCAGCAGGGTCTGGTAGAAGCTCGCCCGCGCCGCGCTGTCGCCGCGCAGCAGCCCTTCCAGATTGAATTCGATGACGATGCCGGCGGCGCGATCGGTCGGCGACAGCAATTGCCGCGCCAGCGCCTGCTCGATGCGCTTCAGCCGGCGGCGCAACGTGAACTTCTGGAAGCCCAGCGCCTGCTGTTCGATGCCAGTTCCCCAGCTGGTCGACTTTTCGGTATGGCCGATCATGGACGGCGGCACGCCGAAGATGCGGGCGATTTCCTCCACCGAAAACGACCGCGATTCCAGCATCTGGGCGTCTTCGGGATCGATGGTCAGCTGTTCCCATTTCGTGCCGCCCTCCAGGATCATCGGGCGGCCGGCGTTCATGGCGCCGGTGAATTTGTCGAGCAGCAGCTTTTCGATCTCGATGCGCTGTTCCGCCGTCAGGAACTTTTCGAAGGTGATGACGCCGGAGGGGCGCAGGCCGTTCTGGAAGGTTTTGTGGGCGGCGGCGTTGACGGATGAGGCCAGCGCGAACGCCTTGCGGGCGTGCGACAGGGTTGAGATGCCGCCGCGCGCATCGCCGCCAAAACCACGGATATGCAGCACATCGCGGCTGGAGCCGACGCGAACCACGCCATCCTCATCACGCCAGCTGTACTCCAGCCGCCGGCCCGGCTGCCGGCGCACCGACATGGCGTCGGGGTGAATCGGGTAAAGCCCGACGACACGATCGCCGATGCGCAGTTTTTCCGCATAGGCGTTGCCGCGCAGCTCCAGCGCCAGGCAGGCCTGCTCCCAGAAATCCAGCGCCGTCTGCTCATCATTGGGGCTGTCATGCAGGATAGCGTACAGCGGATGATCGCTGGCGACGTCGCGGCCGCCATCCTTTCGGTCGCGGTAAACCACCAGCGGCAGCGAGGCGATCGTGCCGGCCAGCAGGTTGAGGCAGGCCCAGGCGGCGGACAGCGACAGCACCGACGCATCGGTCACCATGTCCGGCAGGTCGACACCGCCACGCCATGCGTCCGCATCGGTAAGCGACAGCGGGCGCGGCGCAAACCAGCCGGCCATTTTGCGAAAGAGGTTCACGCGGCCCCCCTCAGCCCGGCGATGTAGTCGTCAATGCCAGTGTCATTGGCGGGCTCCGGGTTACGGCTCATCAGGTCGAAGGCGTTCAGCAGGGCGATCAGCGGGTCGATTTTCGCCGCGCCGGAAACCTGCTTGGTGATCAGCGTGGCGGAGCCGCGCAATTCGGTGCGGGCGTTGCTGACCGCCCAGGCCATCAGCGGCTGGCCGCAATGCTTCAGCGTGCCGTCTTTCAGCTTTCGCGCCGCGCCCTTGATGACGCCGGAAAGGCGATAGCCCTGCGGCACGGCGGCGATGCATTCGCCGGGAATCTCACGGGCTGCCAGCGCATCAAGGATCGCGGCGATGCCGACGGC